ACAACTAAAACAACTGAAGTAGTTGAGTTTTCAAGTGATGAAGTTATAGAAGAACTTAAATCAGAAAATGAAAAACTAAGAAAACAATTAGCAGAAAGTCCAGCAGACACGCCTGTTAATACAAATAAATTTAGTGCAAATAGACCTGTACTAACAAAAAAACAATATAATAGACTTTCTAAACAAGAAAAGTTTTTATATAACTTAAATAGATAATAAAAATAATAATTAAAAAAATTTTAAAATGGCGTTTACTACAACATCAAATTTTAGTGGAAAAGCAGCAGGATTTTACATTTCTGCAGCACTAAAAGAAGCAACATCATTAGATTTTTTAACAATCATTGAGAATGTTAAATTTAAATCTAATATTCAAAGAATGGCAGGTTCAGCATTAGTTCAAGATGCAGTTTGTGATTTTACAGATGCAGGTAATTTAGATTTAACTGAAAAAGTATTAGAACCGAAAAACTTAATGATAAACATAGACCTTTGTAAGAAAACTTTATTAGATTCATGGGAAGCTCTACAAATGAGAGCAGGTGCAGGATCACCACCACCACCATCTTTTGAAGATTATGTAATATCTTACATGGGTGAAATTATTGCAGATGCAACAGAAGAATCAATTTGGGAAGGTACTGCGGTAGCAGGTAAATTTAATGGGTTCTTAGGTGCAGCAACAGGTTACTTATTACCTGGTGTTGATGCAACAGTTATACAATCATCAGCTTCAGCAGCTTATGATGCTTCAAACATTATTGCAAACCTACAAACATTAACTGCTGATATGGCAGCTAATATATCACCAATTTTAAGAAAAGATGATTTATATATTTATATGTCACCTAAAACTTACGCATTCTATGTATCAGCAGTATCTACATTAGGATATGTTAATGCTTACAACATGAATGGTGATTATGAGCCTGTATTTGAAGGTTATAAACTTGCAGTAGTACCAGGTTGTGCAGACAATCAGCTAGTTGCAGCAAGAAAATCTAACTTATTCTTTGGAACTGATTTAGTATCAGACCACACAAGAATTACATTAATGGATATGGCTAATCTTGATGGTTCAGATAACATGAGATTGGTAGCAAGATATTCAGCAGGTGTACAAACAGGAGTTGGTGCAGATATTGTAAGACAATCATAATAAACTAGAAATATGGTAGGGGTGTAAAAACCTCTACCTTAATTAAAAAATAAATAATATGAGTACAGCAGCTTGTTCAAATTTAACAAAAGGAAGACAATTACAATGCGATAGAATTGCAGGTGGTATAAAAAATATTTATTTTGGAGTTTGGGATGATTTTGATGCAAATCCAACAACAGGTGAAGTTTTAGGTACAGGTATTGTAGTTGCTAGTGGTGCAGTAACAGATATAAACATGGGTAGTGGTACTTTTTTAAGAAGATACACTTTACCTCGTGGTGAAAGTAGTTTAACAGAAACTATTGTGGGTTCAACTGAAAATGGTACTATACATTATACACCACAAGTATCAATAAAACTTAATCATTTATCTACTGCCGATCAAAATGAAGTAAGATTATTATCAACAGTAAAATTAGTTATATTTGCAGAATTGAATCAATTAAATGCAGATGATAAAAATGTTATACTTTGTATGGGTGTAAGAAATGGTATGAGATTAAATTCAGGTACTAATTTAAGTGGTGCAGCATTTGGAGATCATAATGGATATTCTTGGACTTTTGATGGTATGGAAGAACAACCGATGGCAGTTGTTGCAGATTATACTACAACACCATTTGATAATAGTGATTTTGCAAATGTGCAAATAGATTTAGATTAATTATCATAAACTCTAACATTAGTGTTTTTATATATTTTCTTAATTAAGGTGGTTTTATACCACCTTTTTTTTTAGAATACAAATAAATTCTATAATTTTCTATATTATAATATGATACAACTAACTTATAATACAGTTGCAAAACCTGAATTCATTTATTTAGTAACAGAAGATGTAAGAATAGATACAACTGTTGCTAAAGATCAGTTAGATTTTTTGTTTAAATTAACTAATGATATGACAGGTAATATAATATATGTTTATAGTGCAAGTGTTAGTGTATTTGATAGATATACAAAGTTAAATTTAGCAGCAACAGATATTACAAATCAAAATTTGTTTAATGGTTTTTTTCATGGCTTACCTGTTGGATATTATGGATATGAATTATATGAACTAACAAAAGAAAGTTCAGCAACTATAGCTAAAACTTGTTCTACTGCACCAAAAGAAAATTCAGGTATTATTGGAGTAGTAAATTTTAGTTTTAGTGGTACAATATTATTTACACAAAATTTAACAGGTTTAAATGATGTGTATAATCAAAAAGTAACAAATTTAGATGCTGGTATATATGCTTTTAACATAGATAATCAATGCGGTGATAATATACATACAGGCGGTGCAGAACTTTTTTCTATAAACTCACAAAGCGATAATACAAGATTTTTAGAAATTACAAGTGTAACACAAACTTCAACAGGTATAAATGTAACAATACTTTCTAAAATGCCTATTGGTCATTCTTATAGTTTTGTACAAGGTAGTACTAATCCTGAAACACAAATTACTAACATAACTACTAATCCACAAACTACTACACATAGTTTTACACAAGTAGGCAATCCTACTTTAAGTGCTAATTTAGTTGAATGTAAACAATATGCAGATACAGGTGGTGCAGCAGGTGGTGGTTTAGTTGTTGGTTCAACACTAAATATAAGACCATTAAGCAATCCTAGTAGTTATTTTGGTATTACAATAGTTTTAGCTATTAATGATGTATTATTAGAGCATGGAACAAGTACAGTAAAAGAAAAGGGCAGTGCGTTTATAAGTGCAATTTATGGTGCAACATCTACAAGTACAACAAAAGGTTATTATACATTACAAGGTAAAGTAACAGAAGGTAAAATGTATATCAGTCAAGGTGAAGAAACACTTAAAGAAGTAACATATAAAGAGCATGAAGAACCAGCAGGAACAAATTATATATATTATGGACAATAAAAAAATAAAAAAATGGCAATAGAAAACGTACAACAATTATTAGTAGAACAATTAGGTAAAAATGGTAGTACAGAAATATTTACTACCGTTGCTCAAACAGGTAAAGATTTTTATGCAGTATATTTTCCTGTAACATCAGTAGTTAGTGCAATAACAGTAGCAGATGCAACAGGTGAAAGTGCATTAATAACAACTTTACCAGCAGGTACAACTTTATTTATGAACGTGACCAGCATACAACTTAGTAGCGGTATTGGTATTGGTTATCATGAAGGTGCTACAACATAAGATATGTTAGGATTAAAATTAGGAAATAGCATTAATAATACTAAAACAGGATATAATATATATTCAGTCGATTTAGATGGTGTTGATGCTTTTATTGATATTGGAGAAAGTAAAACCTTAATAAGCGGTTTAAGAGGCTCATGTAGTGCTTGGTTTAAAATAGATACTACAAGTACAAGTTCGACAATATGGCAAGCTAGAGTAGATAGTAACAACTATGTAAATGTGTTTTATCATAATGGCACAACACAACTTAGGATAGCATATCGTATTGGTGGATCAACAAAATTAGCATCACATACAGTAGATTTTGAAGATGATGGTAAATATCACCATGTATTAGCAACTTGGACAACAACAAGAATTGAATTGTTTATAGATGGTATATCACAAGCAGTTAATACTTTTAGTGGAACATTTACAGGAACTTTTGCAAATAACATGATAGGTCAAAACACATTAGGTGGTAATTTTTTACATGGTAAAGTTGCACAACTAGGTTTATTTAATGCAGTTGTTGGAATATCAGATGTATATGTTGCTAATAGTGAACCAATAGATTTAACAAGTAATAGATTTTTAGTTGCATATTATAAGTTAGATGAAGGAAGTGGTACTGTTGCAATAGATAGTAGTGGTAATGATAAAAATGGTATTTTAAATTTTAGTACTTCAAATAGAATATATGGTGTAAACTTATTAGAAGATTTATTATTCTGGACTGA